TTACTGCGGCGATTACTTCAGCGCAGTTCATGGAAGCGGCGGTAACGGGTACCGGTACGGCTACTGCGGCGATTGTCAGGGAGATACCAGTTGAGGCTGCTGTAACTGGTGCGGCGACTGTTACTGCGGCGATTGTTAGAGAAATACCGGTTATCGCAGCGGTAACGGGCACAGCAACAGTGAATCAGCCGGTACTTATTCATAAGGTTCCCCAGCCGGAACTTGTCATTTCTATTACAAATGTAACAGGATCGCCATCTGATGAAGAAAACGCTCAAAACACTCTAGAACTACTGGTAGGTGTGTAATGGCAACATATGACAAAGGTGACCGGGTGCGAGTTACCGCAACATTCAAATCTGCTGGTACTAATACGGCAACGACTGCGACCTGTACGCAGAAGAAACCTAGTGGTGCCGATGCTACTCCTACGGTGCAGGATGGTAGTGGTACTGGTATTTATTTTGTAGATATTGATCTAGACCAGATTGGTACACATACCATCAAGATTATCAGTAGCGATGTTGTTATCGCAGCGGAAACGGTTGAGTTGATTGTTGAGAAGTCGGTGTTTGATCACTCATGAGTACCGGAAACGCCAGCAAGCAGAGGGGTGAGAATAACCGCAAGTTGTTCCTTGAAGCATTGGAACAGCATGGGGGTATCGAAGACTCTTTGAAGATTGCTGGCGTTACTCGTTCTGCCTATGAGAAGTGGCGGCAACGAATCCCTGAGTTTCGTGCGAAGGCTGACGCGATCAGGTTGAGGTTTGCTGAAGAGGGTCCACCCGATGTTGATGTTGGGACTTTTCAGGACTTTCGAAGCCAATACTTTGGTCACCAATCTCCTTGGTTCCATATCAGGGCGATTGAGGCTTACGAGAATACTCCTCCCGGTAATATCACTTTGATTCTGTGGCCGCCGGAACATGGCAAAACTACGCTGGCTGAGGACTATTTCTGTTACAAACTGGCTACCAACCCTGAGTTTCGCATCACTGTCGGGTCTGAGGGGCAGGACATGGCCCGCAAGATTCTTGGTCGCATCCGTACCCGCATGGAACCTCACGGCCCCTTTCCCCGTTATGTAGCCAAATACGGTCCGTTTGTTCCCCAGAATGCGTCTGGGCGCAAAACCGCGCAGGCTTGGGGGGCTGATTACTTCAACGTCTTCAAGAAGGCACGCCACGATGAACGCGACTATTCGATGGTTTCACTGGGTTGGCGATCCAAGATTGCTGGTACCCGAACCGATCACCTACATATTGATGATATTCAGTCAAGGGTTTCTTTGAATCTGACCGAACAGATGTTCGAGATTTTCCGTCAGGACTGGATAACCCGTCCCGGCGAAAGCGGACGAACAAGTATCAACGGCACGCGGGTCGGAGAGGATGATTTCTATGAGCGGGTAATGAACGAAATCGATGGCGACATCCTCTCCGTTATTCGCTTCCCGGCGATTGTTACGAACAATGACGGCGAGCCGGAACCACTATGGCCGGAAATGTTCACAATGGACGCACTAGATCGTATTCGTCGGAAGGTCGGAGAGGAGGCGTGGTCACGGAACTATATGCAGGAACCGACGAGTTCCGCTTCGGCTACATTTACTGATGATTCTATTCAGAAGTGTCTGAACCCATTACGCTCAACGCTGCATGATCCTCCAAAGGATTGTGCGATTTACATCGGTCTTGATCCTGCGCTGGGCGGCAACAACTGTGTTATGGCAGCAACTCCGCATGAAGATAAACTGAAGATTCTTTTCCTCCGGGAAGACATCGGTTTGACCCGTAACGAACAGATTCTAGGGATTGTCGAAGATACCGTTCTGCGATGCCACAAGAATGGCGCATCTGTTTCTGATGTCGTTATTGAAGCGATGGTGTTCCAGAAGGGGTTGTCGCGTGATGATCGACTAATCGAAATGACCGACCAATACGGATTCAGGGTACGGGAACATCTCACAGGGATGAACAAGTACGACGAAAGTATTGGTATCCCATCGATGGCTTTGTCATTTATGCGTGGCGAAATCGAAATACCGTATGCGGAAGATCCGCAGACCCGCCATCAGGCAGACGAATTGATACGCCAGTTGAAGTCGTGGCGTCCGTTGAAGCGTGGTACGAAACTTCGACAGGACCGGGTTATGGCGTTGTGGTTTATCTGGATTTTATGGCGGCAGCGGCGGCAGGCATTCAAAGTCGATGCTAGCCAATTCAACTATAAAGCACTACCTTATAGGAAAACCCATTCTAATATCGGGGCGTACTGATGTCTTATACGTTCGAAGAGATTGTCGGCATCGTCCGACAGCGACAAGAGAGCCAGACGGATCTCTTGAATCGTATGCAGGAAATCAAAGAGCGGTATAACGGTGACTATGTTATACCACTTCCGTCAATGGATGAAGAGCCAATTCTTCCTCCTTTGACGCCTGCTCTTATTTCTGAGAACATTGATGCGATTGCCCAGCGGGCTGCGTCTGTGACGCCCTATATTGGGTGTCCGGCGGTTGACCCCGGCAAGGAGCGTGGCAGGCGGTCCCGCCAGTATGCCGATATCCGCAAGCGTGCGCTTGCTTCGACATGGTATCAGAATAAATACAAGTTGAAGATGCGACGCGCGTATCGGCATCTTGCCGGGTATGCGACAACTGCGCTGGTTGTTACCCCTAGTTTCGATATGGGTATGCCCAAGATTGAGGTGAGGGATCCCTTGGGGGTTTACCCTGAACCTCAGGCTGCCGAAAACTACGATGTTCCTAGAAACTGTGCGTTTATCTATGGCAAGTCTGGTGATTGGCTACGCGCACACTATCCTGCGGCACGGCAAGAGAACGGTGGTCCTGTCGGTTCAGACAATCACGCCCGTCAGGAACTCTGGGATTGTTGCGAATGGATCGATGCTGAAGACATCGTTATCGGCATTATGGGGCCACGGTACGCCGGGTTTAAGCAGTCCGAACCGTTGCATTCAGCCCAGAAGGAACTGTCACGGTATAAGAACAGGGCGGGGATGCCTTGTGTCATCACACCGGGACGTATCACATTGGATCGGATCGCATCTTCGATATCGAACATTGTTGGCATGGTCGATTTGATGGCGAAACTTATGGCACTTGAACTGATCGCCCAAGAGAAGGCGATCTTCCCAGACCGTTACATCATCGGACGTTCAGGACAGGTACCGATGATCGTAGGAGGAGAATGGAAGGATGGCCGAGAAGGGCAAGTCAATGTTCTCTTGGATGCGGAACAGATCGGAGAACTCCGAGGTTCCCCGGATCAACAGACCAATATCGCAATCGATAGGCTCGAACGTAACGCCAGAATATCGACGGGTACGGTCCCCCAGATCGGTGGAGAGTCATATGGCGCTCTTCGCACTGGTCGGGGCATTGACGCTCTTATGGGTGCGTCGCTTGACCCGCGCGTACAAGAACTTCAAGAAATCATGGAAGGGCATCTTCCCCATCTGAACGAATGCCTCTTCGCCACCTACCAAGGGTACTGGGGTAATAAGACAATCTCTACATATACCGGTTATGCCGGTGATTTCGGACAGGTCGAATTCACTCCTGATGAACACTTCGAAACATACGATAATGTTGTTTCACATTCGATCCCCGGCGCTGACATTCAGGGTACGACTATCCAGTTGGGGCAGTTGCTTCAGATGAAGGGGATTAGTCTTGCGACGTTCCGGTCGCGTCATCCGTTTATCGAAGACCCGGAGGCAGAGGGCCGTCGGGTAGACGAGGAACAGTTGGAAGAAGCGGTGATGGCAGGGATTCAGCAGCAGGCAGCGACCGGTGCGTTACCGATTGTGTATGTGGCAAAGATCGAAAAGCACCGTAAGAAGGGTTTCGATATCTTCGAATCTGTTCAGAAGGCCGACGAAGAGATCCGAGAGGAACAGGCTGCTGCCGCTCCGCTTCCCGAGGAGGGTCAGATGATGGCCCCTGAGGAGGCTATGGGTTTGGCTGGGCCTCCGCAGGCGATGCCTCCGGGGGCGCCTGAAGGCCCAGAGGCGCAGGTATCGCCGCAGGCTGCTGTCCAGCAGATGCAACAGGCGTTGCTGGCTGGTGCATAATGGGTAAGCGGAGAGATAGTGTCGGGCGCGGGCAGAAGCCTGCTGCTGCCCCGATGGGTGGAGAGACTGGGCATGGGGAAGTATCAGAGAATCTGAACGCCCAAGATCCGAACGAGGGAGGGATCCCTCTCCCAGACAACCGTCCCCGCAATCTCACAAACGCAGGCGGTGAGGTTGTAGCAGCGCAAACGCCTCCACCGCAGATGGCTGCGTTGGAGGCTGCACAGGGTTACAACCCGAACATTATGCCTTTGAACGCTATGGACGACCAGCCAGAGTTGGCTATCACCGCTGGTTTGATGGACCGTGTTCAGGATCCGCGTGCTATCCGTGATAAGCGGATACAATTGTTGGTGTTGGATTTGACTGAGCGCATCGGCGGAAGCGAAATCGGGTCACCGCACGCATTGAATGCAGCGAAGCGTCTTCGCGCTGCTACCAGATCACGCTGATGGTACAGGAACTAAGACCTGCACCCGGTAGCGCATCTGGGTCTTCCAGCGTTGTAGGCCGTAATCTGGGCGGTTTGGGCGGTGGGCGGACTTCTACTCCTCTTGAGGATGAGAAGATCGCTGAACGGTTCGAATTGTTGACGATAGCCTCTGGTGGAGGGTTGTTGGTTGATGTCGAACCGGCAACATTCTACGAGTTGGTTTATTCTTCGATGTCGAATGATGAAATCGTTGAGGCGTTCCTACAGGCGCATGACAACAATTTTGTAGCGAACTATGTGAAACGCTTCAGCGAGGCAGGGGAGAACACGCAGATCGCTTTGTGGGCAGGGTTGGAGACTGTTCCACAGTCGCGGGTTCTGCTTCGATCCAACGGGTATGTTCCAGTTGAGGAACGTCCCGACGAGGATCATTGGTACAACCCGTTCGATTGGGACGACAAGATTCGAAAGAATTGGCCTAAGGCAATATCGACACCGCTTACGGTGTTGGCTGCGGGGCCACGGTACACCCTTGCTCCTACTATTCGGGCAACTTGGGAAACTCTGGAGAAGTCCCTGCGGTTCGGCCAGCGCACAATGCGTGCTACGACGATGGGGGCGATAGACGATTGGAACCAACGTCCTCGGGATCTATGGGGGATGTCTACGAGCCATGCTATGTCCGCACCGGGAGTGGGGAATATTACAAATTTTCCTCAGCGGTGGAAGAACGCCGAGTTCGAAAACGCTTCGTTTACTGATACGGCGCGGGCATCAGCACAGGACATGCTCGGAGGGGATCAGGTCGCTTATGACATTCTGATTGGCACGCATCGAAATGACGGCGATTATATGGCGGCTTCGATCCAGTATTTCACAGAGGTTGCAAAGTCGGAAAACAACCCAGACCCGGAAGGTCAGGGCATTTTAAAGGCTGTTGATTGGTTTCAGCAGGGGGTTGTCAACAGCGACGAGTGGTTCAACGCGCAAGATGAACTATATAAGGGCAACATCGCTACTTCAGCAGTAGCAGCCCGGAACTATGACCGGTTAGTGCGGGAGATCCCGTGGCAGATCGGTGGTTTCAGGGGCGCTCCTGAAGACATTAACGAAATGGGCCGGTTTGGGCGTTGGCGGTATAAGGCCGGGATGATCCCCACTGTGTTCACCGCCGAATTCGTTGGTGCCATCATGTTCGATCCGGTGACATGGGGCACATTCGGGTATACGGCATTTATGCGTGGTGCCCGTGCTGGTATCAGGACAGCGCAGGCAGGCAACTATCAGAACGCTATGGATGCGATGTACCGGATGACCAGCGGCGTTCGTGCTGCTGATGAGATTAAAGGATTTGGTCGGGCTGCCGCAGCCACCTCTGGGCATCCCGGTTTCTCAAATAGCCCAATCGCTAACTTTATGAACTCCATGAGGGTGACTCGGGGGCGGTCGCCGGAAACTTTCCGACGGACGCTAAGGGGTGCCAGATTCAAGGAGACTCAGGCTTATGCAGATTATGTCGAATACTTCGACCCGAACTGGTTAGGTAAGACACCTTGGTTTATTCGCCATGAACTTCGACGAAACGTCAAGGAAGTTGAACGTATCGCAGATACTTTCGCAGCCTATGAGAAATGGAACCGAATCGGGTTGCATCCGGCCTCTGTCGGACAGAAAGCAGATCGTGGCATAGACCCCTTGGCTGAGTTCTTCAGGCTGAACCCGAAGTACCGACAGGCGGCACAGCCGATGCTTCGTTGGCACACCGACCGGATGAATGAACTCATTCCGATTTTGGATGATGCAGGTCGGCAGATCGGCTACAAGAGGCCCGGTTTGGACGAATGGGATGGCGTTTGGGAATTCCTGAGAGCCGAATCAGGCCATCAGGCTCTCATGGGTCGGGCTGTAGGCGGTGCCCGTACCCGAAAGGTCATGTTCCCGAATTGGACACGGCCACAGCGTGCCCGCCTCGCTACTCGAAACGCGATGACAAAGTTCATGGCTCTCAGCGATGACGCTATGAGTCAGCGGTTGTCTGCGGCTACGCCTGCTGTCATGGCTGAAAGCGCGGCGTCGTATATCGCTACCCGTGAAGCGATGCTGGTAACCCGTTTGTGGGGCGATATCCAAAAGGGAACAGGTATTCTTGACGGTTTGAGTAGGAGTGTCCGTGGTCTTGAACCAAGCCAGTTGGCGAAAATCTTTGAGGTCACCGGCAAAGAGCAGGCTGGGTGGAGAAATGTTCTAAAGCGGAATGTCACGATGGGTGACTCCCAGCGGGCGATCAGAGAGTTGGGGATCTCTTCGAGTGATTACACGCTTCTTCGTGAACAGGTTGAGATTTACCATAAAACAATCGTTGAGGATTTGCATACCGTATATAAGGCGCTTCTGGCTGGTAACGAACCGAAGGGTGTCGCTGACGAGATCGTTGATCTAGTCAAGAACGAGTTGCCGATGTTGGATGGATTCTTCGGAATGCATGAGAACACTTTCGGATTGTTGCGATTCACCGAAGAGGGAATGCCGATTCTCGGTAAGGGGAGTGCGTTCAATCGGCGGGGTCGGCAGATGATGGAGAACTGGCGTCATCCGCAGAACGCTCCGCCGGGAAGCGTGAACGCTGAGGCTGCGCGTCGCATCCCGTCCATTATTGAACCGATAAGTGACAAGACATGGAAGGAACTTTTCACAGAAGTCGGATTCGACGCAGGTAGACACGGGGTGAATTTGGGGCGTATCGGTCTTGGTTCTCCTAATGCGGTCATTGGTTATGTCGAAACCAAGGGGATTCGCGCCCTGTTGAGAGAATTGAATGCCCATACGGCCAATACCAAAACGACGATGAAGGAATTGAAAAGATTCATCGAAGGTGACTTGGCTATCGCTAGGACTGAACGCC